TACTTTTTGTATCACACCATCGTTTGAATATTTTTTTACCATCAAGTATAGCTTTTTGTGGATCGTCATACGATTCACGAATATCAATCAAGGTTTTTAACGTTTCGGCTTTGTGATCAGACGGTATTGATATTTGATTAGTAATATCCTGGTATAGTCTTTCGGCTTCGAATGGGCCATGGTCTTGAAATTGGGATTCGAAAATTCTATGCGGCGCATTAACAGATTCAGATTCAGATTCAGATGCAGAAGCAGAGGCAGACACGGCGCACTGCTCCTGATTAATTCCTGAATTACTCGTGACTTGCTCATGAATTGGAGTGGGTAAAACACTTGGAGCTTCACGTTCTGTTCTTGATTGATATTTTTGGAATGTTGGTATACAAAAATAATGTCTATCCTTTATTTGATAGCGGAAAATCATTTCTCGTTTTTCTAACCAATCAAATACTTTAACTATTTGTTCGATAGTTACATCTTGGCGGAGTGGGAACATCTTGCTCTTGATCCATTCTGGGCTGTCTATACCGCGTCCTTCTCTATCCAGGATGAGCGCCAGGAGCATCCATACGACTCTGGTAAAGTCATTCGGCATTTCATTGAAGTCGAATGAGTCAATTATTTTAGTATGGAGTTGGCGGTATTTAGGCATGGGAGAACCTGTGATAATTTTATAATTACAATTTGTTTGAATATTGCCCATTCTTTTAGACATTTAATATCAATGCCTCGAAATGGAGTACCACTACCTTTGAAGGTTTTACGATATATTAGCCAATCTGTTCTTTTTCTTGGGCACAACCACCCATCTTCAATAGGGAAAATACTAGTTGCAATTGGTTCGAATTCAATATCCTGTATTTCACAGAAGCCAGTATAATCGTTGTGTAAAACAACAATATAAATAATGCCGCCTAACATTTGCAAACGGATGTAATTCAAATACGCATCACGTTCTATATATTTTGAGGCCTTGGCCTCAAGATAAAATGATCGTGGTATATTACCTACGGATGCTATACCATCCGGTTGGTAACGAATTATTAAAGATGTTGGATCATCACTGATATGTAATCGCTTTATAAATTCCGGATGTGTATGTTCTGTACCATTCAATGCAACATCAAAACCCCATTTTTGAAGATCATCAAATCTTTGCCGCGAGAATATTTCTCCCTTGTTCGATCTATCAATAAAATCCGCAGATATATTATTGGACATTAATTCGCCTTAACGTTTTTTGTATTTCTTCTTCGGATATATCGGAACCCATAAAATATCGTCCAGCATTCAATGCCGCGATGGCGGTTGTTCCTCCACCAACAAATGGATCCAAAATTTGTTCATTCGGTAATGTAAAAGTCTCTATAAGTTTTGTGAATCCACTTATACCCTGTCCCCATTCATGATATTCTTTATCAGCTTCTTCGTTGATAAATACATCCTTGAATGTTTTGTTTTTCGGCCAATTACCTTTACAGAATATCAATAATGGTTTCCAGTAAACCGAAACGTTATACCAAGGTAAGGAGGCATGGGGCCCGGTTGGCATATAATAACAACCCAGCCACTGATATTCGAGATATTCTTTCATCTGGGTAATTAGAATATCGATATAGTTGTGACCGGCAAGTGCAACCAAAATACCAGATGGTTTCAGAATAATTGCGGCTTGCTCGGCCAATTCCTTGTATGTATAAATATATTCTTTGGGATAAGGCGGATCGGTAATAATTGCATCGATTGAATTGGCATCAATGTGTTGTGAAAGTTGGTCCACGGAGGAGGCGAAGAGTCGATAGTTTAGAGAATCATATTTTGGTTCTGATGGTTCTGGTAATGGGGTCGTAAACAAGTCGGGCGTTATACTCTCACTTGGTTTAACTTCTTCTTTTGGCTTGCCGATATTAGCAGTATTCATTACTGCCGTTGTGCCGTGTTTGGTGGTATAGAATCTCTCACTATCATTAAATGATAGTGACAATCTAAGTCTAGCAACTGGCGTAACGGACACTCTACATTGTCTAGCTATTTCTCCGTTTGACCAATTTACCCATTCCGGATCGCCCAATAGTTTCTTTACTGCCCGCTCTTTATCGCCGTTGGTTCTGCGTTTTCCATGATCTGAATTCGCTGCACAACTGTATAAAGTTGCTTCCCGCAGCCCACCTTCTTTTATTGCACATAAAATTGCTGGTTTTTGGAGTTGTTGGGCTGCAAGGTAACGATGCCAGCCGTCCGCAAGATAATATTTTCCGTTATCCGAGAATACCATCAATGGTGGAAATTCATCACCGCGTGCCATGTCTAGTCGATATTCGTTGACGATAAAATCATCTATTGCCGCCCTGGGTTGGGTATTTTTATCTAAAATGATTTCGGATAGCATTATTTCTTTTAATTCCATTTCATATTCCTGTTAGCAAAACCCCGCCACCGTCTCTTCCAGTCGTGTCACGGTCTGGCGCTTTACGGAAGCGGGGTGTTGCTCTGGAAAAATAAAAGCGCGCGAACCGTGACAAATGCCATTATACCACGTTGTCAAGCCTACGGCACAGCGAAAATTTGTATCAGGCCATCGACTTCGATCCACCGCTCCGATTTCATGATCAATCCGGGTGGCGGTGTTGGATATGGCTCAGGCATTGATAGATAAATCTCAGATATTTCAATCTCTGCTGTCATCATAATCAATTCATATTGTTCCGGGTTGGGCGCTGGATAAGGTTCATCGATATAAATCAATGGCAGTGGATAGGGCACGATGTATACATCGTCGTCTACCGGCGCGGGATATGGATAAGGATCGATATATATATCGTCCATCTCTGGCGCGGGATATGGATAAACTTCCTCGTAGATATAAACCAGTGGCTCCGAATAAGGATAGGGCTCCGGCGGCGGCGGGGTCCAGGTTGGTTGAATCTGCCAGGTACTGCATATCCACTCGCCCGCCAACCATTTGCAATTGGCGGCTGTGGCTGGTTGCCTCATACTGATTACCAAAAACAGAGTCATGACGATTATAGTCAAACCGATCAAAAGTTTAGTTTTCATTTGTTATCTCCTTTGTCTCGTGCACCAACTCGATGGCGCGATATAGAACATCCCTGGTCACGTTCAAATCTTTCATCTACTCTTTTACTATCATTTGTTCTTACCTTTCGTTCATATACGGTTTCGCGCTATCACCGACGCGATGACTATCTTCGATATTCGACGCGACAATAGATTCATATGCGGCAATCTGTGCTTGGAGTCGGGCTATGTCTATCATAAATTGCATATTCTTAAGTCTCTCCACCAAAATGTCAGCAGTTATTTTGGCCTCGTTATTCTTTAATTGGGCTATCTCTGAATTAAATCGAGCAATCTCCGCCTGCCACTTCTGTATCTGCTCATATCGGATCCCGATCATCGTATCTGGCGGGCAGTTGGCAAGCTGCGATGTATTCATCGCCGCCCACACGGGCGCATTGTCCAGGAGGCTGCGTTCCGTGCTGAGCAACTTTATAAGTCGAGCTATCTCTTTTTGAGCATTAATCAATAAAGTTGACAATTCGGCTATCTCTTTGCGCTGCTTCTCTTCGTGACGGAGAAGCCAGGCGCGGAAATGACAAAGGCGGCGATTTTCTCTGACGTGTTGTTGTGGAGGCCCATAACTGCTATATATACTTGATAAGCATACCGCATTGAATATTGTATTAATATCCATCTCTACTCTCCTCGTAAGGTTTGGAGAGACAGGTTGCCCGGCGTCTTTCACCTGCGGATCGGACACGGATCGGAGCCTATAGTCCTCACTCGCTGCCCTGCCGCTCTCCCTGGAGTTTATTTTCAGCTTTACAACCCCAGCAACTCAGCCTAGCCAAAAGGCATCAATCTTTGCCCTGCCGCCACCCACTCAGCAGCAGGACATTGGAGGATGTCAGGCCGCCTTTGCCTGACGTGACACATAAACGGCAGCCGCGGCATCTCGTTTCAATTCAAGCTCGGCGCGCTTTTCCTCATTCCACTTCGGATTTTTGAGAGATTCGCCACAACCGCGGAATGTCCATTCGAGTTGACTGTTCGTCAATGAGTCGAAGCGCTTACCGTTTTTGGTAAGAATTCCTGCGGCGGTTTCTAGCTGCATTTCCGTAACCGCCTTGATAGCAGGATCGAAATTATAGGGCGGCACAGCCGGTACAGGCGCATCATGTTCGGGCGGGATAGGATCAGGATCGAAGCCCAATTCTGTCATCATTTGTTCTTGGGTCTTTTCGTCCTCAGGCAGTGGAATCTGGGTAGTTGTTTCGGTCACTTCGTCATCGACAATTTCAGGATTAACCACAATCTCGCCGGTCTCATTCTCGGATTCGAATGCTTGCTGCATCTTATCCGAGAGTATGCCGTAATTCTTGATCAATAACTTCAATACGGTTTTCTCACACATCTTGTCAAAGTTCTTATCCCAGGCGGAGCCAGAATAAAATTCGCTTTTGCCTCTATCCCAGGATTTCGAATACTTTTGGGCATGTTCGAGAATCTCGTCCACGCTCATTACAAGATATTTTTCGAAGCCGGCCATGAGTTGAAAATAAGCCACTTTGCCGATAATCTTATTGGATATTTTTTCCCCCCCCAACCCCATTTTGCCTGTGAAGCGATCTTCAAACCAGGTTTCACCTTCGTAGATATTGTCAACATGGATATAGCGGTATTTATTGGTTCTTAGAGCAAGCTGGATGATTCCGTTTTTCATAATCTGGAGTGAGGCTTTCTTGCCCGACTTTGAATTGAACGGAATTATTGCCGCTTGTCCCAGGGCGGCGGAGATTGATAGATCCATAATGGCCGCCTGGAGAGCGGAAGTAATCACACTCATGGGTTCACACTCTTTGATTTCTGGATTCATGACGCTGGCGTTGAGAATTGCGGCGATGAACGCGCTAGAGTTTCGCCCAAGAACCTTGTTGAAACGAGATTGGATTGCGTCACTATCGAGCAGCGATTTCAGGTCTTTCTTGACAATTGCTTTATCTTCAGTCATTTCATTTTCCTTTCCTTCCTGATTCTGATTTCAATTTCCGGCCAAATGTGCGCCAGGAATAATAATATCGCCATGATTGCGACGGCGAATATCGTGGAGCATGCGCCTTCGTAGAGGGTCATAATATCTCCAATTCATCTTCATGCGGCTGGCAAAATTGGCAATATTGTTCAGGTAAAACGTGATTATATTCGCCCTCAAAGCCCCAGTTGTCGTTTTCGGTCTGTTCTATAGCATCTGCAATATCGCTGAGAATTTGTTGCGAGGATGGCTCTACATTAATTGGTTCGTACCAGTAATATTGCCCATCGCCTTTAGCCTGGAGTTGCGCTATCTTTGTAATTGCTCGCTCCAGGGACACCGGTTTCAATCCATGCCAGCAATCACCGGTGCGAGGATCTATTGTCCAAATATAATATTCAGCAATCATTTCTCACTTCCAATCCATTCAAATTCGATTGGTCATTTTCGAAACCCCAGCGGACCGGATTGGCCTTTAGCCAATCGATTAATTCCTGGAGCCAACGCCGGATGAAGCATTCGGTGTCGGCTTCGTAGATTAGCGCTTTGACCAACTCTTGCTCAGTTAGTTTCATCTTTGGCCGCGCTTTTTATTACATCTACTTTATCGGCATCGATAAAGAAATTTTCAGTTCCCGTATCGATTCGAACACGAAAGCCTGAACGCCCCATCAAATCCCGTAGATGAAGTTGTGCGCCGGTTTTATATCTGGTACTGGCATACTGATCAATTCCATGCCAGGTTACAATACCCTCTTTTTCTGCATGTTTTCCATAAATAACCAAAACGTGCTTACCCTTACTGGGGCGATTAACAGCACAATCGTCTGCCAATCTTTGCCACATTTCTTTTGTATCCTCCGAAAATATTCCATTCATTTCATCCTCGATTCTTCCCAGTTAATTAGTTCCATCTCGGGAGCGGGTTTGACGTGCTTTATGTTCAAGACAATGACGGGATCTCCGCCAATAGCGGGGGCGGGAATGAGGGTAATATCTCTGAGCATCCAGGTTATCTGCCCGCCGATTGTCCTGCCATTGGTATTTGCAAGGGCCACGATTTTCTCATAGGTTTCAGGATCAACAGCTATCATCTTTTGCATAATAATTTCCTCTCTAACATTTATAATTATATGTTATAATTGATAAAAGTCAATAGGCAATATGGAGGCAATATGCACCTTGCGGAGGAAGACATCAAAAGATTTTGGGAAAGAGTTAATATATGCGGCGAGAATGAATGCTGGAATTGGTTAGCTGGTAAAACAAAGGGTGGATATGGGGTTTTTAAGATAAAAAGGAAATCATATTATGCTCATCGAATTGCCTGGGAACTCACAAATGGAAAAATATCAGAAGGAATAGATGCTTGTCATCATTGTGATAATAGAGGTTGTTGTAATCCGGCACATTGTTTTCTGGGTACGCAGGCAGATAACGCGAGCGATATGTGTAGAAAAGGAAGACAGGCCCAAGGAATTTCCAATGGCAGAGCAAAATTGAGCGATAAACAAGTTGTTGAGATTAGAAACTTGCGACAACGTGGGATGATTTTACGGAAACTAGCCAATTTGTATAAAGTGCATTTCTCGACCATATGGAATATTTGTAAATATAAGACCTGGAAGAAAATTTATTGATGATGATAGAATGATCACAAAAATTCTACGGGATCCTGACTGTCAGGGATTGGATGACGTTACTTGTCATATAGTGTATAATTGTGAACAGGCGGGTGCCCGGCTTCGAGCTGCGCCGATGGATAGCTGAAATGCTATCGCCCTCTTTCAAATATTATCAGGAGATCTTATGAATGCCATGGGATTAGATTTGAGTCGTTACAATGGCCGCGGCGATTGGAAAGTGATCAAGGCTGCCGGTATAGATTTTGTCTATATCAAGGCGAGTGGAATCTATTCCAACACTGGGGTTTGTTACACCGATGATCTCCTGGACGATCACGTAATGGGAGCCGAATCGGTGGATATTCCATTTGGTTTATATCATTATTTCCTGCCATTCACGCCGGTCAAGACCCAGGATATTTATTTCCAAAAACTAATCGACCAATATGTACCGCAGCTCCCGCCAGCCATTGATATTGAAAGCAATAACGGGCAGGCTGCTAAACTTATTACCTCCACACTGAAAGAAATGGTTTACGGATTCTCGGACTTTGCGCGGCCCGCGCTTATTTACACCCGCCAATCCTGGTTCGACGTGAACGTGTTGGCTGACCCGCTTTGGGGGCAGTGTGAACTTTGGGCTTCGAGGTGGAAGAGCGGCTTGACCTCGCCCTGGTCGGATGGATGCTATAAATTCCGCGACTGGAAGGATTGGCGTTTCTGGCAAATTTCGGGCGACAACAATGCTCAGGCAAAAAACTACGGCTTTCCGGGTCCACCCCCGCCCAACTATGCCGGAGACCGCTACAATTACGGCGATCCTGACGTAGATATTAATATTTTCAATGGGGATGAAAACAATTTCCGCCTTTGGGCTGGGCTGGAGCCGCCGAAGCCAACATTCGAGGAACGGCTTACAGAATTGGAACGCCAAGCGATAGATCACGAACGGCGCTTACTGCATTTGGGAGGCTAGATGAATAGACGAATCATATTAATGACTCCGGCAAAAGTGAAATTCTTATAAGTCAGGAGTAAAGATCATGATCGCAATTATTCAAACTCTTCTGCTTCTGGCGGGTATCATCTTCGTGGGCGTGATCGCCTGTATCTTGGGTTGGATTCATGATGAATTGGAAAAGCCGCATAAAGCCATTGATCAGGAATATGAGACATGCAAGAGATTGCCGTTGCCGGACGATGACGGGCCATACGATCAATTCGAAGAAGGGGTGAGGGGAGATAATGTCAACCAATAAAATGGAAGCCTGGCAATATCCTACTGGAGTTCAAATAGAGAAATATGATTTTGCGGCTCCACTAATGTATCAAGAAATCGGTTATTGCCGATATTGTTCTACACATAATTCATGGACATGGCACTCCGGTCTTTGCCTAAAAATAAAGAATATCGAGTATTATCCAGATGGCACAATCAAGAAAGTTGAATTGAGGTGAGAGATGACTAACCAGTATTATGGATTAGTGCCATCCGATTTCATAACAACCGTTACTACTGCCGCGGCGCGTGATACTATTCCTGCCCAATATGAGATGCCGGATGAAATCCTCCATTGGCAGCCGCCGATATGCTCCATTTGCAAAGAGCGCAAATTCTGTAATATAACTTTGCCTTACGGTTCAGATTTTGACGGCGAGGTCATTTGTGGTGATTGCTGCCATAAACATTTTGATCCGGTAATTAAAGAGATTATAAAGAAAGAAGAGTGAAACATGGCTTTATTTCAATTTGACATGAGCAAGGAATTACTACAAGAGGTATTACATCTACCAGGAACATCCAAGATTATAGATATTCGAATGAGCGATAATCCCTGTGTGATTACCTTTATAGTTGAAGAAAGCAATTTACCCTCATTTCTCGAAAATATGGTTATGAAAGTAGTACCACTTTGTCATAAAGAAAGAACAACTTGGGATTGGAATCTAGAAGATAGATACGGACAGATAAGAAATGTGACCGATAGCCAGGATTGATGAAAAATGACACTATCGAATAAACGGCAATTATTTGTAAATGAATATTTGCGTGATTTCAATGCAACGCAGGCTGCTATTCGCGCGGGTTATTCTCCGCGTTCCGCCAGAAGTCAAGGCAATCGTTTGTTGACAAAGGATGACATTTCAACAGCGATCAAAGCAATTATTGATGAAAAAGCTATGACAGCCGATGAGGTTCTTTTACGTCTTGCCGATATGGGACGTGGCGATTTAGCCGACTTGATGGAATTAACAACGGCAGGATTTACTATTCAATTAATGATTCAGAATGATGCCGGACAATGGATCCCGAATCCCAAGACAAAGCTCATCAAAAAGATAAAGCAAAAAGTTACAACTTATTTAGGCAAGAAAGAAGATTCTGAAGACAGAGAGATTATTGAGACAGAACTTGAATTATATGATGCTCAAGCAGCTCTCGCGCTATTAGGAAAACATCATAGTTTATTTATCGATAGAACAGACATTACCAGCGGTGGAGAGAAAATAAATGTCATTCTAAAAGGCAAGGATGATTAATGTCGTCATTGATCCTCAGATATTCAATGCCGTCTATTTACCATATCTTGAGGACACCGAAAGAATTCAGATCATCTTTGGTGGCTCTGGTTCGGGAAAAAGCGTATTCCTTGCACAGCGTTGTATCTATGACATCATGCGAGGTGGCAGAAATTATCTCATTTGCCGTCAGGTGGGCAGAACAATTAGAGGGTCGGTTTTTACAGAAATATGCCGGGTCATTAATGACTGGCAAGTAACAAAGCTCTTTAACATCAATAAAACGGATATGCTGATAACCTGTTCTAATGGTTATCAGATTATCTTTGTCGGTCTGGACGATACCGAAAAACTAAAAAGTCTTGCACCTGCCAAAGGTTCTATCACTGATGTTTGGATCGAGGAGGCTACCGAAACAGAGAAAAACACCGTCAAACAATTATTCAAACGGCAGCGTGGCGGAGACGAAAATATTCCTAAACGATTGACAATGAGTTTCAATCCGATCCTACAAACACATTGGATTTACGAGGAATATTTCAGTAAGATCGGATGGGCAGATAATCAAACAGAATATAAAAGTGATGGGCTTAGTATTCTAAAGACCTGGTATATTCACAACAGATTTCTTACCGTTGATGACATAAAGGACTTAGAGAATGAAACAGACAAGTATTATTATAATGTTTATACCCTCGGAAATTGGGGGATACTGGGCAATGTCATCTTCACTAATTGGCGGATCGAAGATTTGTTAGGAATGCTTGATCAATTTACAAGCAGGCACAATGGACTGGATTTTGGCTTTTCGAGTGACCCAGCGGCATTAACAGTTACGCATTATGATAAAAAGAAAAAGACAATTTATTTCTTCGATGAATTATATGAATATGGATTGACGAATGACTTATTGGCAGAAGAAATAATAAAGAAAATTAGTAAGGATTTAGTAGTTTGCGATAGCGCCGAACCAAAGTCGATAGCTGAGTTGAAGAAATATGGCGTAACGGCAATCGGCGCGAAGAAAGGAAAAGACAGTATTCTTTTTGGGATTCAATGGCTCCAACAACAGACACTAATAATTGATCCGAAATGTATCAATACCAAAAATGAAATTATGCAATATCATTGGAAAGAGGACAAAAACGGCATAGCAATGAGACAACCGATAGAAAAGAACGATCATCTTATTGACGGTACACGTTATGCTTATGAGGATGAAGCAAGCAGATTTTCCGGCAGCTACTTCGGCTTTGCCGGATAAGGAGCGACTATGGGCTGGTTAGATAATTTACTTTCGCGAATAGGATACACCAAGGCAGGAAAAGAACCACAGCAGAAGTATCCCCCATTCCTATTACAAACGGCGGGTAACCTAAAATATAGTCTGCCAGATCCGTCGCTTTATGCGAATCAGGCGGAATTGTACCAGCGTCTATCCTGGGTGAATATTGCCGTAAGCGCGGTGGCAGATACGGCGGCCACAGCGCTGCTCAGTGTGAAGCGTAGCAAGGGAGAAGAAGATAAGGATATTCCTAACCATCCGTTCGAAGAATTATTGAAACGACCTAATCCGCTTCAATCGCGCTTCGAGCTTCTTCGCGGCACATATTCCTATTACAAGCTTACCGGTAACGCCTATTGGTGGCTCAATCGCACGAATGAGAACGCTGAACCTGCTGAGATATGGCTTATCCCGACATCCAACATCAAGTCCGTCCCCGATGAAAAGTTATTTCTGAAGGGCTATCTCTATGATCCGGGGGATGGACAAGAGATACCCTTGGAGCCGTGGGAAGTGACGCATTTCCAATCTTATAATCCAAATAGTATGTTCGTTGGCTTATCGCCCGTGGAAGCTATTGCCCAAGCCGCCAAGAACGACATGAACCAGCAACGCGATGAGGGAATGTTATACGATAAGAACAACCGTGGGCGCCTGCCCGGTATCCTGGCCTTCAAAGACGCAATATCTGATTCGGATTGGTTGCGGATGCAAGAGGACGTAGATAAGAATGCCAAACTCAAACAATATTTGATGTTGCGCAATGTCGGTGAGGGTGGGGTATCATTCATTCAGAATACATTGAGCCGCGAGGATCAACAATTCATCGAGGGCCGCAAGATGAATAAGGAGGAAATATATTCCATTTTCGCGCCTGGCTTATTGTCTGTATTAAGCGAAAATGCGACAGAAGCTAATGCCAGAAGCGGTAAAGCAACGTTGATCGAGATGGCAATCTGGCCTATGTTGGTTATGATGGCGGAAAAGATCACGAATGATATTATGCCTTGCTATGGCGAGAAATTAATAGCCGCGTTCGATGACATTCGCGTGACCGACCGGGTATTGGAATTATCCGAGATTGCCGAATTCTCGAAAACACATACCATCGATGAAATCCGCAAGAAATATTATCAAGACAAGGAAATTGGCGATGAGCGTGGTAAGATGCTTCCGGTCCAGGTATCGCCTACAACCATATTACCCGAAATAATATCCATTGAGCCAGAGCCAGCACCGGCAGCACTACAACCGGGCGCGCCTGGGTCCACACAACCGGAACAACCGAAGCCGGATGAAACTATTCTAGAGCAGGTAGGCGAGAATATTGGTGAGGCGGTTGGATTAACCAAGGGTGCTGGAAATGAATTGCGCAATTGGCAACATTTGGCACTGAAAGAAGTTGAAAAGGGAAGATCTCCAAATATTGATTTTGTGCCAATCAAAATACCCGTCAATGTTTACCGGAATATTATCAACCGGTTGAAAGAAGCCACCGACGAAGCATCCGTCAAAGCCGCGTTCGCGTTGAACGGCGCGATAACGCAACCGGCGCAAGATTATAGCGAATTAATTTCCATCTTGAAAGAAGCAATCAAGGTGGCACAGGAGGTGTAAAATGGACGAAATCAAGATTGAATTTATGCAAGCAGATTTTGGAAAATTAGAATTAAAGGCAGGAGATATTTTGGTATTGAAATTTCAAGATTTTTTGACGGAGGTAAATAGAGAGAGAATTCAGGAACGGATAAAAGTTTTTTTGCCTGAGGGTACGAAATGTTTGATTCTTGATGGTAATACGGATATTGGTATATTGAGAAATGAAATCCAAATGGCACAAGTAGAAGCATAAAAAGGAGAAATAATGGATACCGGAAAAGGAACTTTCGAAACGCTTTTATCGAAACAGAGAATGGAAGAGTTGGAACAAAAATATCCAGATCATGGTGGTTGGTTTCACGTAGGAGAGACTATTGAAATCCGTGGCAGCTTCTTTCGAATCAAAAGTGTTAAGCCGACTGAGCTCCGTTTGAAATTGTTACCGAAAAGTAAAAAAGGAGAAAACAAATGACTTTGAAAATTTCAGTTTTAGCAAGAAACGCAAGCCTGAACGCGTATGAAACAACAATTGGCACGGGCGCGATACTCAAACTTCGTACAGGTGCGCCGCCTACCAATATTGCAGATGCCGATAGTGGATCGGTAGTCGCAACTTTGACTTTGCAGTCTGACTGGTGGGGAGACGCGGCCGCGGGTGTCAAAGCCAAAGCCGGAACATGGTCGGCAACAGGTGGAGAGGTTGCGGGTGGCGTTTGCGGACACTTTCGAATTTATCAAAGCAACGGCACGACCCAGCACATCCAGGGCACGGCGGGAGAGACCGGCGATAGCCCGGATTTGATCTTGGACAACAAAACCGTGAACGCGGGCCAGACTGTCACGATCAATACTTTTTCTATTACCGCCAGCAACGGGTAAATAAGTCGGGCAAGAAAATGGCGACAAATTGGCCGCCCGCATCTGGGACATATCCAACCTGGCCACCAGCAGAGATTGGAGAGGTGGCTTTCTCGGATATCCAGAACGGAATACAGATGTTCCAGGAGGCCGGATTCACGCGGGCAAATCCGACCGTGCAAGAAAACCAGACCTTTTTCAAACAGGTAAGGTGTGATCATGGCGATCCCACCCAGGGAATTATGATTGTTAGTCCTGGTGGGTCGAGATATCCATTTGCTTATTGTACGGGGGCGAACCATAAAGCCGCTTTGGTGTTGTGGATTGTAGGATATGATAGCCAGGGGCAGCCCTGTTATGATCTGGGCTGGGGCAGCGGGGAGATTGTCTGATGCCTGCTCTAGTAAATATAACCGGTTTCGAATATGGGATAACCCCAAGCGTAAGTGGAGGAGGTCTATGTAATAGCGTCTGGGGCACTGCGGGAACAACTTATGCAATTGAGAGTACGATCAAGCGGACAGGCGGTTATTCTCTCAAAGCGGCTCCGACAGCAAGCGTGCGTGGTTGTGTAGGCTGGACAGTTCCCAGCACTGCAATTGGGGTGGCGCGGTTTTATATTTATATCGGCGTCGAGCCATCGTCGAATGCTGATGTGTGCCATTTTGCCCCGGCGGCTGGCAGTTATCTTGCATTGACTATCGATCCATCAGATCATAAATTCAAAATTGCAGATGTTACCAGTTTAGGGACAATTTTAGGAACCGGTCCAGTCTATAGTACCGGTGTATGGTATCAGGTAGACCTGAAATGGGATTACAGCGCCAATCCAAGCATATTATATATCAAGATCGATGGCGGCGCAGAATTTTCGGGATCTATGGCCCAGGCTGCCTCTACTACCACCAGTTTCCGGCTTGGCAATGCAAACACGACAGGTCCAGCTTATACCTGTTACTATGACGATCTCAGTGTATCTGTTACCAGCATAGATTATCCTATAGGCGCCGGGGCGGTCGTTGGATTATCACCTAATGCTGGAGGTACTTCAAATCCGAATCCACCCACAAATATTCAGGATAACGCCAGTGTAACAGTCAACGATAGCACCAACCCCGCAAATATCGAGTTGGATGATGTCCCATTTGGAACAACAACGGATTATATCCAACAAGTAGGAACGCAAACGGGTTATGCGGGAGTAGGTTTTGCAGACACGGCGCAAACAACCATTCATGGAGTGATGGCTTTAGAGGCATATCATTCGGCAGCCGCAAGTCCGGGTAACTCTGCCTCGGCGAGAATGTGGGACGGCACAACGGAGACTGCTATTTATACGGGAGACATGACGGAAAGTAGTTTATTCTATAAGTCGAAAATTCTTCCAATTCCGTCTGGGGGATGGACTATGGCCTTGGTCAATTCATTGCAAGGTCGAGTAGGATTTGCCACAGATTATGCACCTGTACCCTACTGGGATACATTGATGATCGAGGTAGCTTATGGGACTGTGGCCGGAATTACTGGAACACTTACCAAGACCCTGGATGGAATTAGTCTATCGGCTACCGGAGTAGTATCTGTCGGCGGCAGTCTGACTAAAACCCTGGATGGGATTACCAAAACCATAACGGGTACGGTCGACGTAATCGGAACGGTATCCAAAACGCTCGATGGCATTGCCGCGAACCTGGCAGGCGCAGTCGATGTCAAAGGCAATCTAACCAAGACACTGGACGGGATAATACTCCAAGCAACCGGAACGGTAGGGGCTGCCGAGATTACAGGGACACTCAACATCACGTTAGATGCTATTACATTCAGCGCATCTGGCGGAGTTGCAGTTTCTGGTAATCTTACAAAAACGCTGGATGGAGTCGGATTATCGACCTCCGGCACAGTTGCGGTTGTAGGGAGCCTGGATAAGACTCTGGATGGGATCGGATTATCGACATCTGGGGTAGTATCTGTCGCGGGTACACTCTCGAAAACTCTTGATGGGATTGGATTATCGGCGGCAGGTGTGGTCATTGTTTCGGGAATATTAAATGCGGAGCTGGCAGGAATATCTCTCGATGCCAATGGAACTGTAGGCACTACGCCCATAATAGGAAATCTAGACAAGACTCTGGACGGGATTAATATTTCGGCCATAGGAGTTGTTGCAATCGCGGGCGCGCTCACCAAGACCCTGGACGGAATTAGTCTATCAACGGCGGGCGTTGTTTCCATATCAGGAATATCTAATATCACCCTGGACGGGATCGGCATAAGTACTACTGGTATAGTTAGCATTTCTGGCGGTTTTGCTAAAACTCTGGACAATATAACCCTATCGGGAATTGGCGCGGTCAGTGTTTCCGGCATATTTGATAAGACACTTGCTGGAATATCTTTCGCGAGCGTGGGCGCGATAGAAGTAAAAGGAATGTTAGATAAATCCCTGGATGCAATTACCCTCTCTGCTTCTGGCACGGTTAGTGATCCGAGTGGGATCAAGGGAACACTCGATATTGTACTAGGTGGAATCTCGTTAGCTTCTGCAGGCGTCGTTAGTGTAACCGGATCGGCGAATATAAGTCTTTCCGATATAACTTTATATGCCATTGGCGCAACTATGTTTCCTGGAAAAGTTGCCGGAAAAGTTATCGCTATCGATCGGGTATTCGGCAGTGTTCAAGCCCCCTATTCTGTTATTGGCAATATTCAGCAAATCGATAAAGCCAAAGGAGGAATTACAATTCCATGAACGATATTTATAATGTTAATCAGGGAATTCGGTTCGTGGGTGAATTTAGCAAGAGCGGTGCGCCAACCGACCCAACCTCCGTGACGCTCAAAGTCCGTTGTCCGTTCGGGGTATGCAGTGATTATACCGACGCGGAGCTTACAAAAGATTCTACAGGGGTATATCACAAGGACATGACACTCACGGCGGCTGGGCGTTGGTGGTGGCATTGGCAGGGAATAGGCGCGGTAATTGCGACGGATGAGGACTATTTCGAGGTCAAGGAAAGTCACATTTGATGAATGCCCACGAGCAGTTCCGGCGTAAATTATCGAGCGCGATCGGTAAGATTATCCGAAAGTTAGACGCGGATGGTCACGTCCTGCCCGCCGATTTGCACGCGTATAAGGCATTTAGGAAGCGTGAGACATTGGAGCAAAAATTATTACGCAAAGTTGGCGCAGTTCAGCGGGCGCAGTTGGGGCATATCATGGAACTGCTCGGGGACCCGCCAAACCTGGACAATCTATCCGATGTGTTTTGGGACAATGCCGGCGCGGAATTGATTGCGGCTATCCAACCTATCCTCATCGAAGCGCAGATAGAGCAGGCGCGGGAGATATTGGACGACAATCCGGCGATTGGAATCGATTGGGCGGCAAGCAATCAAGAGGCGATTAATTTTGCGCGTAAATATACGTTCGATTTGGTGAAGGGGATCAATGCGACAAGCCGCGAGCTGCTCCAAACTTCGGTATCCAGCTACTTCGAACAGCAAATGACTATTGGGCAATTAGAGGGGATGCTGACCAGTACGTTTGGGCCGGTGCGAAGTGAGATGATCGCAAGTACGGAAATCACGAGGGCGGCCAGCCAGGGCGAGCAAATTGTGCTTGATCAGTTGCATGAGCAGGG